ATGGCGATGGAATTAGGACTAAACAGCGAGCACGTAGGTGGCACGTTTGAATGGGAACGGGAACCTGCTTGTTGCGACATGTTCAAAGACGCTGTGGACGGCGAAAAATTCGTGTTTGTTAGCAACTTCGTTGGCGGTCCAGACGATCATAAGTCAAACTCATTCTACATTATGACGCTGAACCATGAAGGCGAATTTGCGCGTTCTGATGGTATTAGTATTAGCTTTTGCCCTTGGTGCGGTGCGAAAACAGACGGGTATAAGAAGTATCCCAAATAGTTCACGCGGGGCCGTGTCGAAACTGGCCCCGCAGTTATTCTCTATTCCTGCCAATCCACCAAATGCAGCGCCGTAGCCGGATCAACGCCCGCCGCCTTGGCCTCTGCCAGCGCCTTCACAAGCGCCGTGACCGTCCTTGCACGTCCACCACTATCAAACGCCTGTAGCGGACGCATAACGTCCAGCGTGACCGTGTTGCCCAGCTTATCCGTGGCTTCCTCTGCCATGCCCTCTGCCATTGGCTGTAGGGTCCAGCTTGCAAGGTGGCGTTGTGCTTCCCTCACCATCGGCCCGTGGTCGCTTTGTTATTTAGACCGGGCAAAATGCCAAAGGTCGCGTTGATCTGGTCGCGGGCTTGGTCCAGCGTCTTATCTAGCAATGCTTTGGAAAGGTCAGGCGTCAAATCGTTAGCCCGCCAATCCTGCGCCGGGGCTGGACCTCCAGCCGCTTGCACCTGCACCGATTCACGCACCAGCACCTTGCCCCGTGATCCGCGAAAGCCTCGCGCGATATCTGCAAGGTCGGTTTCCGGCGTTTCAGGCATTGGAACGATAGACGAACCCAAAGGCGCGTCACCGTAAACCTCGACAAGCGCCCGCTCGATGATTTCCAATAGATCAGCCGACAAGCTGGACCGTTTCAAGGGCGCGGTGCCAAACCAAGGCTGGATTGCGTCCGCCCCGATCCGAAAGTGCAGCACCTCACCCGCAAGCGCCGTGACAGACTTGCCGCCGCCAATGTCAGGCAAGGTCAGGCGGTAAGCCGTTGGACGGGAAAGCCGTGTCGACAAATCCCAATCTGACACCGGAATAAGCGCCTCATCCGTGATGTAGAAAAGCGCCTCACCACGCAGCGCCAGCATCCGCCCCGCGATTGCCAGCGCCCGCCGTGTCAGCAGGTCAGTGCCTTCCACATCAGCAACGGAAAGGCCGTTTTCCCATAATGTGACCGCACCTTGGACCGTGGCCGTCAGTTCTGCCCGCCCGCTTGTGCCTGTGATGTAAGCCGTTCGGGCTTGGATCATTTGCGCGGTGTATCCGGTGCCGGATGCTGCCCGCGTTTCAGTTTTGCTTTTGAATGGCCACATTATTTCTGCCTCCGATATGGGCGCAGCATGTCAGCCGCCCCGCTATTTTCAAGCGCACGGGCCGCGTGGGCCGCATTGCGCTGATAACTTTCCTGAATAGCCCCGCCCATGTTCACGCTGTAGCTGGACACGCCCGCCCGGTCGGTATCGTCAGCCATGTATTCAGCAAGCCGCCGGAACGCTTCAGAGACGGCCTTAGGCGGGGTGCCGTCACCCACTTGCGCCGTGACCTTGAACACACCGTCAGAGGGCAGACAGAGTCCCACGGGGCCGTCAGGCAATGCCGTTGATACCCATGCGCCGTTTTCCCACTTCTCAGCCGTGTGAGACGCGATAGGCGACAGCGGGGGCGTCCAGCTCTCGCCTTCGCTCCCCTCGACAGTCCACACCAATTCGCGGGCCGTGTAGCGGGTCCGGGTGTATGCCTCGATCCGTTCCCAAATCATTTCAGCATCCAACGCCGCCCCCGGGATAGAAAGCCCGGAAGGCGTGGCCGGATAGCTTGCCGGGGTCGCTTCATTTTCTTGCAATAGGTCCGTCATTTTATGCCCTCCACCGTTGGGCCGCGTTTGTGCGGGGTTTCACGGCATGGTCAGGCGTCCAGTTGCGGGCCTCAATCTGCGCCGCCGGATAAGCGGGCTTTGTGACCGCGCTTATCTCGATCAGGTCCGCAGATCGCACAACACGCATAACGCCGCCGCTGGATCGCTTCACATAGTCGCCGCCTTGGGAAACCCGAAAGCCTGGACTAATCCCACCGACCAGCCCAGCCGCCAAAGTGCCAAGAAAGTCTTGGACATACCCGACAGACCGCATTTCAGGCGCAAGAATAGCCTCAAATGTCAGCGCGTCGTCGGTATCCTCAAGGGTCAGGGAACCCGCCCCACGGGATGCCAGAGGCTTATTCATGTCGTGATGTACCAGCAAGTGAACGTCGCCACCATCGGCAACGGACGCGCCAAATGCCCGCGCCTCAAATACTTCCCGCCGCTTTTCCCGACCATCACTAAAAACAGTCGGGATTGCGTAGGGAAAGCGGCCCCTGAGGACGGTAGAACCGTCCGCAGAGGTGCGGACTTCAAGCCCGCCTTTGGAACCGCCCCAGAGCATTAGGAACCCGCCGCCAAGTTGGTCAAAATACGGGTTTGCAAGCCGCGTGGCACTGTAAAGTCAGCAGTGACAAGGCCCGTCAGGACAAGAGAACCGGACGCCGCTTTTGTGAACGGATCTCGGATCAGGTCGATGCCGCCATAAATGCCCAGATAGCCCGGTGCGACGCCCTGCACATTGGCTGTCATTACCGCCGTTTCGGACGGGATGATGTTGCTAATTGCGGGGGTGCCAACGTGTTTTGTCAGACGGTCCCATTCACTGACAGCGGTGCCAGAGATAAGCGCATCATCCAAATCAGCCCAGATAGTAGGGTCAAAGGCCAGATTGACTTGTGACGCGCTTGTGATTGCATTGGCTTCCATGAAAGCCACGATCTCAGCACGGAAAGCCGACCAAGAGGCCGCTGCGCTCACGTCCTCGGATTCAATGCCATAAGTGACAGCGCCGGGAATGATGCCCAGAGGTTCACCAGAGGAACCCAAGCCGTTGACAGTGATGTTGTCCAACTCTGCACCGATAACGGCATTTAGATCGCGCCGGATTGCCGCTTCCAAGCCCTCGCCAGACTGTTTCAGCGCCTTGCGGGTGATAACCATTTGCGCCCCGCCAGTTTGGTCAGGTGACAAGCTGCGCTCAGTCGTCGCATAAGCCGCCGCCGCGCCCACGTTGCCCGTCTCAGATGTCTGCCAGCCAAAGGAGGCCCCGCCAGTTGCGACAGGGAACGCCAGCGAACCTTGCGGGATGTTGATCCGCTGGATGCCCAGCTTTTCAGCGACAGAGCCGGGGAAAATACGGTCGATCACAGGGCGGATGTTTTCAGGCGAGATTGTGCCCGATGCCACGGTTTCGCCCGCACGGGTTTCCAAAGCTGCCAGCGGGATAGGAATACCCTGATAACCGCCCGCGCTGCGCATTTCGTCAATAATCTCTTTCGTCGCGCCGCTGATTACTGCACCTTCGTCCAGCGCAAATGCCACTTGGCGCAGTTCAAACTTGCCCATCATTTCGGCCCATTCGGAACCGGAACGGGTTTCAAGTTCGTCCTTTGCCGCGTCACGTTGCTCATCCTCAGAGATAAGCGCGGCACGGTATTGGGTTTCCTTGGCACGGTATTCCATATCAAGTTCGCCCATCTTGCGGGTTTCGTCCTCAGACGGGGTTTCGATGTTTGCCAGTTCGGCAAGGTTTTGGCGGATTTCGGAACGTCTCAGTTCCAGTTTTTTCGATGTCAGCATGATGTATCTCCTATGCTCGACGGGTTGCGCTGCATGTCTTGCAGCAGGTCGCGCCATTGTTGGCGCTTTGGGGTCAGGGGCTTATGCCCCACCTCAATTCGGGTTTTCCGCGTGTGACAGGCACCGCAGAGAATTTGTAAATTGGTCAGCGTGTAGGCCAGTTCGGGGTGTGTTCGGACGGGCTTGATATGGTCACACTCAAGCCGCTTGTGGGTGCCACACTGGACGCAAGCCCAGCCGTCACGCTCAAGCGCCTGTTTGCGCACAGAACGCCAGCGGGGGCCGCGTGTGATCCGCGCAGAGTGCCGCACATGCTCTTTGCGCTTAGTCGTCATCGCGCACCTGCATTTCCCAGAATATGACCTCCCCAGCGGGGGAAAGCGGGGCAACCCGCCGCACCTCAAATTCGGTGCCGTCAATCAACAGCTTGTCCGTGGTCGCGGGTTCAACCGTCAGCCCTTCGACAGACACCAGCACCCTTTGATCGCCAACGTCCAAAAAACCGCCCGCGATAAGCTGCAATTCGATTGCATAGGTCGCAGACAACAGCGTGACGGGGTAAGATGTATCGGGGCCATAAATGACGTTCCCATATCCATCGTCGCCAATTTCCTCGCCTAAACGCAGCAATGTTGCCGCCTGCCCATGCTTTTTAATCAGGCGCGATACAATTTTTGTCAGCCCCATGCCAATCTCCCTTTTGTTTGTGTGGGTGCGCGGCGCATACGAACGCCCTGCGCCACGGCCAGAACGGTTGCCGCAACGGGGTCGATCCGCGATGTGGAACGGCCAGCGGCCAGTTTGTGATTGCCCGCTGGGTCAACCAATGTGATCGCGTCCGCAAATGCAGAGCGCAGCAACAGTGACGGCATAGTTTTAACCTCGCCCTCAAACACGGCACGGCGCAGACGTTCACAGTCCTCAGAGCCGTCTTTCCATCCAAATCCACGCCAAATGAAAGGCACCCGCTCAAGGCCCGCATCGCGCAAAGCCTCGACAAATTCAGCATGTCGGAACCTATCGCCCACGATTGCCACCGGGCTTTGACCGTCCAGCTTGGTCACAACGTCAGCCATGAAGCGGGCAACAGGCACGGTTGCATCGCCCATCGTCACCAGTTCGCCACGATCCGCCATTTCGATGTAGCGCCCAGACACGCCGTCAGCTTGCCCACGATCCGCCAAGCCGGGTTTGCACGGGAAAGCCCCGACACATTCCAGCCGTCCAGTCTCAGACCAATACAGGGACGCCGCCGACATAGACCGCGACCCGCCAAGGTCGATGCCCAGAACAACAGGCCCGTCACGCGGGGGCAGATCGTCAGGCGACACCTCGCAAGAAAGCCACTCATCCACCGTCAGCAACACAGACCGATTGTCAGAGGCCACACGTTCGTTGCGGTTAAGGTTGCGGAAGCTGGACAGGGCAGAGCCGCCCCGTGCAATCGCCCGCCGCGCTTGTGCCACCAGCCATTCCGCAGAGGGGCCAATGCCCTCAGCCGCGCCGGGGTTTGCCACTAACAGGCTTTCCAGATCGTCGGGGGCCAAGCCTTGCGCGGGGCGATGTTCCTGCACATAGGTGCCGGGGGGCGGCTCATCCATCCACCGTGAAAATGTGTTTGCATCATCGGGGGCCGATGTTGAGATAATCAGGGCGCGACCATCCCGTTTGCCCAGACCGGACAAGATCGCATTTTCCAGCGCATCGCCTTTTTCGCGTTCCCATGCCGCCCGTTCGTCCAAGATTGCCAGCGTGGGCGCACCGCCAAGAATAGACTTGCCGTCCGCTGCGATAACACGGGCCAGACCGCCCCCATTCTCTGAGGTTTCTACCTCAAGTTTAGACCCGCGCCGGATTGTGAATTGCGCTTGTTCGTCCTCGGGCAAGCCCTCGATAAAGCCCAGCAGGAACCCGAAAGCAGTTTTGGCTTGGTCTCGGTTTCGCGCTGCAAAGATGATTTCACGCTTTGGTTGGGGGGCAATCTCGCCCATCAAATGCCCCAAGGCCAAGCCCGCGCTCAAACTTGTCTTTGCATTGCCGCGACCAATCGACAAAACCCCGGCCTCGATACCCTTGGCAAAGGCACCGCGCACAAATTGCTTTTGATACTTTGCCAGTTTGACCTTTTTACCAGCAAGCCGCCCCTCAGGAACAACCAGCTTGGGTAGAAAGCGCAGCGCCGCCGATGCTTCTTTTGATGCCCTATCCATGATTTTTCCCCCGATTTTTCGGGAGAGAGAACGCAAGAGTTAGGATGACGGTAGCAGGCCCACTATCAAAAGGGGGCATTGGGACCGTTTCAACCCCGCGAACAATCGTAACACCTCCTAGAGGTGTGTTACGTTCGTTACGCTCAGAGGGGTCCGAACACGTTACGAACCGTTCGCATGTGTTACGTTTGTTACGCTCAATCATCGTCTTGAACCCTCCAAACATGGCCGCCAAACTCACGCACCTCATCCATGTCCATCAGCTTGTCCTTAGCCCGCTTGAACGCCATCCGAGCCGCTGCATCAGTTGCACCCGTGGTCAGGCCGTGGACGCCACACGCCTCACGCCACTTGTCCACATCAACCACCTTGCGGTTGGTCGGGTAGCTATTGCCGCTCCGAGTTGTGCCGTGATCGCGCAGCGCATCATTGAGCGCCTGAATAGCCACCTCGTTCTTGCCCCGAATTGGCTTGCGCGTGGGGGCTGGTGCCTCAGTGGCGTCCACCACTGCGCTTGTGACCGACTCACCGTCCTCATCCATGCCAAGCGTGACTGAGCGCAGCTTGAAGTGCAGCGGCTCAGGCGGTGCTTGATCGCGCTGTTTCTTTGATATGATTTCCCATTCGGATGTGACGTGCAGTTCATTATCCACCGCCGCCCTCAGGGCAGACGAACCACGCGCCCCACGGTCCTCATCCTTGCCCGTGTGGTGGATCACCATGACGTGCGCACCTGTGGCCTCACGGATCAGATCACAGTTGCGCACAAACATTGCCGCATCCTTGGCCGTGTTCTCATCGCCCGCGCCCATTGACCGGGCCAGCGTATCCACCACCACCAACGCGGGGGCCTCATCTGGCATGATCTCACAGACCGCCAAGGCGTCACCTTGCCCGTGCAGGTCCAGCCCGATAGGTAACAGGGTGAAGGGTGCAGACGCCATGTCAGGGCGTTCACGCTTGATCGCCGCAAGGCGGTTGCGGATACCCGCGCCACCCTCAGCAGCGATGTAGAGGACAGGCCCACCGTTCACGCGCAACCCGCGCCATGACTTGCCCGCCGCGATGTGCATGGCAATATCCAGCGCCACAAACGTCTTGCCCGCGTTAGACGGGCCGTAGAGCATCGACAGGCAATTACGATCCAGCCAACCTTTGACCATGTAGTTGCTGGTCAACACCGCCTCGATTGCCGACAGGCTCACAAGGCGGTTCTCGATTTCGGTTGCACGGTTTGGTTTCATGCCGCTCAGGTTGATAACGGTCATTACATGTGACCCCGCGCTATTGCAGAAAGGTCAGCGCCGTGCTGCCGTGCCAGTGCCGGAATAGTTGCCCATGAAACCCCCTTGCGCTTGAAGCTGCGCCACTTGGCAGCAACCTCACCAGCCTTGTATTTCGCGCCCGTGGCGCTCCAAGCATCGGCAAGGGCCAATCCCTCTTGAGAACCGTTGTAGCGGTCGTGCAGGGCCATCAGGACAGACACCCAGTCGCCATAGGTCAGATCAGCGGGAAGGTGCGACAGCAGTTCCTCGACCTCACCCGTTGGCGTGATCCGGTCAAAGGCGCGGGAAGGCGTTGGCGTTGGTGGCGATTGCAACAGCTTGGCCCGCAATCCCATCGGAACCGTGGGCAACGTGTCGGGAAAGAACCCGATATAGGAACCTCCATCAGTGAACGAACCGGGTGCGACCACATAGCCGCCTTCGCCCCGCGTGTCGATTTTCAGGCCGATCTTGTCTTGTGTATTCCTTGCCCCGTCAAAGTGCTGGCAATAGATGTGACGCCCCCCTGAGGGGGTATGCACGTTTGCACGGTCCAGCAGCGCCGCATAGCGTGGCAAGGCCTTCAAAGACGCCTCACCAACGGGTTCGCCCGTCACCTTGTCCAAGTCCAGATCAATGACAAACAGGCCGTTAGCTTCACCGCACGGGATGCCCCATGCCTGAGCGCCGTGGGCCTGCCATTGCGCAATGATGTGCGGATCGCGGTTGGCCTTTGCCTGCCAACCTGCAATCAATGGCTTTTTGTCAGGACCAACCGGAAAGGTATTGAACGGGATGTATGGAATATTCATACCAACGCCCCCCAATGTGTTGCCAAAATGGGAAAAAGCGCGATATAATCAGCAAAATTACAGACGCCTTCCACAACGTCTTGAGCGCCGTTGAACCCTGCAAGGTTCGCGGCGTTTTCTTTTGTCAGAGTATTCAAATCATTCACCCCGCGCCGTTTTGATTTCGTCGTCAGTCAGGTCGTTTGACTTGCCACCGATGCCGACCCACTCAAGAGAATGACCCTTTTCAGCTTCGATCAGCTTGAGTTCCAACATGCGGATCAGCGCAGGCACCGCCTGAGCGTATTGGTCCAGATTGTTGCGGTCGGGCGCGTTATCATCTGCCAATTCAAGAGCGGTCAGCAGTACACGCGCCTCGTGTAAAAGGTCCGATGTGCGTTCAAAGTTGTTACGTTGGTTCTGGGGGATCATGCTGCCACCTCGACTTTTGAGGCTTCCCAAGCGGTAATTTCGCTCAGTTTCCAGCGTGTGCAGTTCGGGGAGAGTTTAACCGCGCGGGGAAAGTCTGCCCGCTCACGATGCCAGCGCCACACGGTATTGCGTGTAATACTGTAGCGGTTGGACAGGTCTTTATCTGAAAGATATGTGTCAGGCATAAGAGCAACTCCTTGTTACAAGTTGCTCTTTAGTTGCCCTCTTATTTCACGCTTGGGGATTGTGATTTAAAACTAGAAATTAAAACACAAGGCTAGGGCCTGCTTATGAATGTCGCGGGCGTTTTGTTCAGTTGCCGCTGAATACGTTAGAATTTCAGAAACTTCCGCCCATGACGCGCCTGCGTCCCTTGCATCTAACACCCGCAAATACGTGGGCCACTTTTCAGGGTGCCTACGCTTACCGATCACTTTGCCAGCATACTCTTTTTGAAATGATTTCAAGGCCTTCTTAGCCGCTTTTAATTGAGGTTCTATTGGTCGTGATAAGTCAAAATCAACTCGATAAAACCCACTGTCAAAAGGTAGGTGACGCTTTCCCACCTTAGTCAAAGTACCATCCTTCAATCGCGGCAAACAGTCAGAGGGCTGGTTGCCAATCCTAGGGTTTGGAAGGCGTGTCGGTGCTGGAAAGTCTGGCTCAATCAAAAAGGTTGATACACAAAAACCCGCCATTTCAGGGCTTGGGTATTCCGAGAAAGGCACTGTATCATCTATCTGTGTCCAAGCTTCATCTTGCTCATAAGAGGCCGCTTTCTTACTATCAAACTCTATCCTTAGATCGCTGCGCCGCCTCAGAAACTCCCACTTCCAACGGGCCAAGTGCCAGTCAGGTTCTCCAACATAAGCCGTTGCGTCACGCCAATCAGGTACACCCCACTCATTCAT